GCTGATAATAGCCTTGTAACGCTTTAGGACGCTCTTGGCGGACATCTCTCGGACAAGTGATATGTCCACCCCCTCAACGATTGCGACGACCCCTGCACGCTTGTCGTAGTCCCCAAGGACGCTTGAAAACTCAATGGCTCCGATGCGTTGGAACTGGTCAATGGTGAGGTCTTGGAGTTTCATAGTTTCAAGAAGGTTTTGTAGGACGATGCCGACGATGCCGATGCAAGGTACTGGCTGAACTCCTTATCAGCCTTGCGTTCTTTCTCCGAATAGTACCAAGGAATGTGCCTCGCTGACTCAAGCAATGAAACCCCACCGATAAAGTACTCCTGCCGATTGTAAACGGCAAAGGTCGTATCAATAGGCACGTCAACTCTCGCTGCCATGATAACCCTTGAGTTACGCTGACGAGTCGCTTCGTAGTTGTTCACGTGGGTGTAGTACGACGACCTTGGAGGCACGTCATCCCATCGGAGCGACAGGCCGACCTTGCCTGCTTGGGGGAATTGTTGCAACCACTCCAAGCACATGGGAATCGTCCGCTTGCTGGTCTTGTACAGGTCAAGGTCCGGGTCCGTAACCGCATAGAACGGTTCTCCCAGTTGTTGCACCAAGCCCGAAGTCCATGGGGCTTGATGGCCCAAGTTTTCGCCAAGCATTACGACCTTGCAGGGGTTGGTGGCGTACCACTCAAGCAATGGTTCGTAGGTTGAACCGTTGTCAACGATGTAGATGTCCCCAATCCCTTCCCACTTGGTCAAGTCCCTGACCATCGCCTTGGGCCATGTCAGCAGGTTGCGGTTGTTGATGATTACGGGGATGCCCATGTTAGAACTTGTAAACGGCAATAAGGTCGTCGTATCGGCCCGATTCGCTAAGGTCTATGGCCTCAAAGATTGAATTGCTCGGTGCTACGGCCGACAGGTTTACAAACCAATCCTTGCTCTGAACGTCCTCAATCATTAAGACACCTCCTTGGTTCATCAACGGTGCATACAGGCTGACGACCTGCAACATGGAGCTTAAGGTGTGCGGGCCATCGTCAAGCAGGAAGTCGATGCCGTTCTTAAAATAGTCCCTTGCGACTTGCACGGATTCGGGTGTGTAGGCCGATGCGATGTGAAGCCTTGAACGAGTCCAGTCAATGTGCTTGTCAGCCTTTGGTTTGACTTGGTTGGCAATGTCGTAGAACAGGAACTTGGCCTTGGGCAGATACTTGCACCACATAGCCATGGACCCTCCGTGCCACACGCCTATCTCCACGAAGTTGATGGAGTCGGCTCGCATTTCAGCCAAGTACTTGGCATAGGTGCTTGTGTAGTTGTGGCCGTTGGCTTTGTCGGTTCCTCCGTCATAGTCGGCACCATTGAGGTCTAACTCGTCGAGGATGGCGATTAATTCTTTGTCTTTCATGGTTAAAACGTAATTACAAATTTTTCGGGACCCGGCCATCCGGGGTTGGTATCGTGGACCTTCGTGTCAGGCTTCTTGCCAATCCAATGTTCGGCTTGCCAGCGGTGTTCTCGTACAGGTTCGCCCAGTTCCTTGATGTGGCTCGACTTGGCCCACCAAAAGTTACCACCGAAGTAGGGATAGCCTTCGGGGTTGTTGGCATCGGCCATGTGAGGGAACTGCTCCTTGGTTATCCAATGGCATCCCACCGCATCCACGCCTTCCAGCAGTTGCAGGGACCGCTCCCATGCAACCACGTTGAAGAAGGTCATGCTGCGATTCCAAAGTTGGTTGATGAGGGACGGGTCGCTTGCCCCCTTGGTGTGGGCGTACAGGTACACGGCTTCTTCCTCTTTGCTTGACAGGTACATGTGCAATAGCGTCGCCTGCTCCCAAGCATTGGTCCGGGTAATTACGACCCTGACCTTATCGGCTACCATCGAGCCTTCCAGCACCTCCTTGACCGCCTTGCGTTGTTCGGGTGGACCGACAATGCCGACTCTGATTTCATCCAAGACGTTGATGAGGCCGTAATTGCACACGGCCATCATGTGTTGATTCAGAATTAACTGCCAGTTCCCTCCGCAGTAAATGTGGTAGTAGTGGATGACTTTCATAAGGTCCAAAGGAGGGTTAGAAGGGTGAGGATGAAGAAAACGGCAGCAACCGTCTTGCCGATTTCAATTAGCAGGTCAAGGATGCGTTCGGGGTTCATGGGGCAAAGTTACACAACAACATACTTACCTGCATTACTGACCCTTAACTTGTTGAGTGCCACATAGCGCATCGCATCGCAGGCGTGGTTGAAGGAGTCAATCGGGACCCCCGTGTTCTTGCCTTCCTTGTCCGTAGCCCAAGTGTAGGACCGCAGTTCTTTGATAAGGTTTGTGCTATCCTTGGTAACCTGCAATTTGAACCGCTTGAGGATGTCTATCCCGTTCCTGACCGAATCGGGACCTTTCTCCGCTGGCTTGATGTTGAACCCCAACCGATAGATTTCTTCGATGGACTTCGGTTCTGCTGAATCGGCCACGATTTCCCAAGCCCTTGTGATGCCCAGCGTCCGCAACTTGTCTGCGATATCTTGGTTCGTGAGGCCCGTTGAGTAGAGCAGTTCCTGAATCAGCAAGCAGTCCCCTTGGCGATAGATGGCCACAAGTGCAGTCGGGTCGTTGCTGAAGCCCCAGTCAAGCCCAAGGGCAACGAATTTCGCTCGGCTGACATCGATACCTTCCACGACCTCGAAGTCCTCGTAGATGGCTCCCTGAAGCGTACCGACCTGACCGAGGCCGTACACCTTCCACCAGTTCGCCCAGTAGGCTGACGTTTCGGCTTTGGTGCGGTTCAGTTCAATGTCCCTCTTGATCGTGTCAGGTAGAGCCTCGTTGTCGTTGTAGGTAAGGATGACCAGTTCTGCATCCTGTTCGGGCAGGACCTCCGTATGCGCCCAGAACTCATGCGTCGGGTTGAAGTCGATGTAGATGGCCTCGCTGGTTCTGATAGCCAACTGGTAGTAGGACTCAAAGTCGATGTTGTTCGCCTCGTTGATGTAAACGACCTGCCTCCTTGCTCCTCGGAGCCTTGCCTCGGAATCAGCCGAGAAGAACTCGATGACCGAGCCGTTGGCGAAGTTGTAAGTCAGCAGGGTCTTGTTCCATCGGTCTGCGACCCATCGGCCCGTCCATTGCATGACCTTGGCAAAGTCCTTGATTGCTCCCCTCCGTAGGTGAGGGATGGATTCAGAAACCACCGATATCTCGGTCTTGTTCTTTGCTGCGATGTCTATGAGGACCGCAAGGATGGCGAGGGTCTTGCCTGCACTTGTTCCGCCTTGGATGACCTTCTTCCGGGCCGTCATCCTGCGGATTCGGCTGATAGCGGTCGTGTACTTAAAGTCCATCCCCAAACAGGGGTTGCTCGATGTGGACCGTGTTCTCCTGCTTGTCAACCAAGCCAAGCAGACGAGAGGCGATGTTGGCCGAGTAAACGCCAGCACTTGAACCCTCCAGCATATCCTTATCGCAGGTCAGCCTTATGCGTGTAATGATGGGTAAAAATTGCTTGTGATGGTCGCTATCTCCCTTTTGATACTGCGATAGATTATAGCAAACCCCGTTCTCTGCAAGCCATCCTTCAAAGCCCCGAAAGGTAATTGGACGCTCTTTGTCCCGGTAAACCATGACCCCATCCTTGCCGACATAGTCCTGCACCCGGTAAGGGTTGGCCTTGTTCTCGGCTCGGTATTGCTCAAACGCAGCCCATAGTTCTTCGGGGGTATTCCAAATTGGGGGTCGGCCTGCCATTAGTATTCGATTTTGTCTATTAGTTCGTCAATCTTGTCCACTATCTTCATCTTTACGGCAAATGCATTCGGTGAGTTAGAATCGTCCACCGCTCCGATGCAGTCGCAGAGGGTGGTGATGACCATCATCAGCGAGTCCATCCGAGCCTGCACCTGTGCCTCGTCATCCTTCGCCTTCGAGTTCGCCAAGTTCTCGGAGTTTATTTCTGCTCCACGATAATGCCGACTTGCCACCCCACAGCAGGTAACTGATGTAACCGCAGTCCGAGGTATCGTCAGCGTTGTCGTAGTAGGTTTCGGCCCTTGAGAGGTAGGAGTGCATCCGCTTGATGGTTTCAAGGGAAATTGCTTCCCCGTTGGCAAGTTGCTGCGCCCGGACCTTGCCCGTCTGCGTGGCACACTTGTTCCCGTTGCGTTCGTTGAGTTCTATCCCTCGCTTGGCATTCGACCGAATCTCTTGGCCGTAATCCGAATAAGACTCGAACTGCTGCCTCTTGTGATTCTCCCACGTTGAGCCACAAACCGCAAGCCGTTGAGCCGTATCCGGGAACTCTGCATTGGTTTCGTTGTTGCTCATGCAGCGACCGATGAAGCCTTCTTTGCTTTCGTTATTGTTCGGGATTGGCAGGGGCATTGCTTAGTGGGATTGTAACGGTGTTTTGGTTGACTTCGAGAAACAAGTCCGCTTGCAGGTAAATGTATTGGAGGGAAGATTTTACGCAGTCGGCGCACCACCAATTCGTGGGAGGTCGTCCGTGAGCGGTCAGGATGGCTTGCAGTTCCCCAACCGCATCGGGTGGCAATCGCATGGTCAGCGATGCCACATATTGGTCCCAGTACTTCCTGTGCTTTTGGGCAACGATGAATTGGTCGTTGGTCATTTGAAGGTCCATTCCCGAATGATTATTGCGGTGGCAGATGTGGCAAGGCCGAGGATAGGGGCCAAGTACCATTGGCAGGTCGGTAGGGTCAGGGCTACTCCCATCCAAAACCCAAAGCAAGTCATGCACGAAAACGGCTTCCGCTTGGCGAATGGCAGAGCGTAGAACCATCCCGGCAGCACCCGGAACTCCACGACCGCAAGGGTCGCAAGCGCACTAATCAGGATTGGAAAGACCAGTATATCCATTGGCTTCGATTGCGGTTTTGATTTTGGCCTTGGCCTGTTCGATGGAGTAGATGATGGAGCGGTACGGTATGCCTGTTTCCCGGCTCATGGCCTTCATGTTCCCCGTTTGCATCAGCAGGTTGAGAAGTTCTTTGTCGTAAGGGAACGCTCCGTCCTTGGCCCACGAATCCATTTCTTGCTGAGCGATGGCCCAAAGGTCGTCAAGCAAGGTGTCGTAGTCCTTGCCCAGTTCTTGGGTTTCGGGGTCAACCTCGACCCGCTCGTCGTGATGACGGTACTTCTTCGCGAATTGGTTGTTGTTGCCCCGGTACAGGTTCATTATCAAACGAACGATGTAGAAGCGCAGGTAACCTTGCACCTGCATCTTGGTAATCTTGTCGGGGTCTTTTTCGAGCAGAATCAGGACGACCTCTTGTTCGAGGTCCTTCCAAAGCGGATTGCCCCCCGTAATTGTGAGGCAAGCCTTGCGGATTTCTCCGCTGCGATAAAGGTCAAGGACGATGCTCTCTGCGTTCACTCACGCAAAGATGGAGGGGGTTCTTCCTAATGTTGCAAAAAATCTCTCGTCCTGTTCAAAACCTGTGTACGAAGGAATTTGATGTCGGGCCTCGCCCTCATGTTTTTGGCAAGGATTTCGAGGTTGTGCATGACGGTTGCATGGTTCCTCTTGATGATACGCCCGATTTGGCAGTAGGTGTACAGGTATTCCGAGTAGGCGATGTCGGCAAAGATGCTGCGAGCAAGGACCAGTTCTTGGGTCTTGACGTTGCTGGTAATGTCGTCCGGGTTGACCCCGACAACCTCTGCCGTGTAGCCGAGTATGGTTCGTGAGATTAGGTCCATGTTAGAACGGGTTTGGGGGTAGTTGTTTCAATTAGTTCTCCATGTTCCCAATGGCGGGTTTGGGTGATGTTTCCTTGTTCATCGTAAAACTTTTGTGTTCCATCTATCTTATCATCTTTGTATGGGGTTCTGCTAAG